CATCATGAAGTTTGGCACGTTCCTGACGACATCGAACCAGTGGATATTCGCCAACAATACAACCGGAGCATTCACCGTCAACGTCTGTGAGGGCAATGCTTCGGATGTTTGTTCGGGTGGCTCTACGGTGTTTCTTGGGCAAGGCGTGGCAAACTCTAGGCAAGTATTTCTTGAGACTGATGGCGAGTTGAATATGTTTCTCGCTGCGATCCAGAACTCACTTGACTTGCAGTTCACTCCTGCGACTGCATCTAACTGCAATCAAGGCGGTGTTCTGACTTCCGTAACTTCCTGTATGCCTGTAACCGTTTCAGGCGTTACGCACTATACACCGGTGTTCTGAAAGGAGGTCTAATGGGTACGGGGGTTACTTCGAGCGGTCCAGAACGTGGAATCTATGATTTGCGTAAGAAGTACGATCCGTACCCTTAGACCCATGCAACGCCGGTTCCACGAATGCACGGCTCAGTATCCGTTCATGGGTGGCGCGGCAGGCCCGGGCAAGACTTTGGCGATGATCATGGAGCAGATGACGGTCTGCAATGAGTTCAACCATGCAGATGGGCCATCGGTTCACACGCTATTGCTACGGCGCACCAATCCCAAACTTGAGGCAACGGTAATCACCCGGTTCAAAGAGGCGATTGATCCATCTCTCTATCAGAAGTTCAACCTTACCAAGAGCGAGGTTACGTGGTGGAATGGCGCGACAACTCTCTTTGGATCAATGCAATACGATCACAACGCCTGGGACTATCAGGGCCAGTGGCTTCACATCGGCTATGACGAGTTGTGCGAGTTCACATTCAATCAATGGATGGCAACGAGCGCTTGGAATCGGTGTCCAGTCAGTCCGTATGCAAAGAAGTATGGAGCGGGCAATCCGGTAGGCATCGGCGCGCTGTGGGTTGAGGACTTGTGGGTGAATCTCCAGCCTTGCAACGGCATGGACGATGACCAGAAGAAAGAATATCTGGCAGGTATCTATTACGACAATGGGGTGAAGAAACATCGTGATTATGCTTACTTTCCGGCTACTTATCTCGACAATCCGGTATATGCGAACGATCCGACATTCCTAAAGAACCTGCAATCGTATCCGATGGCTTTTCGGGATGCTCTCAAGTTTGGCAAGTGGGGAGTAGCCGGTGGATACTTTCGGGGCATCTGGGATGAGGCTGTGCATGTCTATGCCGAGGGCGAAGTTGAACTGATGCCGTGGTGGAAGCGGTGGATTTCAGGCAATTGGGGATATGAGCACCCGGCGACGTTCTATAAGCACTGCATGGATGATCAGGGCGTTTTGTATACCTACGATGAGATATTCGTGCAGCATCAAAGCCCTGAGATGCTGGCCGAGACTGTAGCAAATTGGGCGGTAGACGATGATGGCAGGATGCCCAAGTTCGTCAGCTTCCCATTCTCTTTTGATGCTCAGAGGTCAATGGCAACTAGTACGATGGGCCAAGAGCCGAACTCGATTGCAAGCCGTATGACTCCAATTCTGGCGAAGCATGGGATACCAGAGCCGTTCCCAAGTACGCGGGACAAACTAGGCAGAGATTCACTGATGCGCGAACGGATGGAGATCCGAATCAAGACGGGCGAAGATGCGGAGGGTCATTTCACCGAGGTTCCAAACTGGCGCATCTCCAGGCGATGCAAAGAGTTGATTCGAGTGATTCCAGTGGCAAAGGCTGATGACGCTGATCCCGAGAAGATTGAGGCAGTCAATGACGGATCGGATAGCCCACTGCAAGGGGCTGGATATGGCCTATATGCTATCTTTGGTAAGCCTGCAAGGTTGCCTATGTCCGAACGCCGTAAAGAGGTTGCCAAGCCATTTGTGGAGCAAGGGGTTATCATTGATCCAACAGAACTGGCGATGGCGATGCGCAAGTTTGAGTCTGACAATCGGCACAAGGCAAAGCGGAGGGGCAAATGGTCGGCGAGATAGTTCTATTCTTCCTCTGGGCTGCTACTACTTGGGCGTTCAATCGCTTTGCACGGCGCATCCAAGATGAGGTTGCGATTCTACAGCGTGAGAATCTGACGATGGCAAAGGCGATTGTCTCTCATGGAAAGAGGATCGATGAATCTGAGGCCGATGCGAAGAATGCCATTGAGATTGCGCTAGACTGTAGGAAGGGTTTGACATCGCAACCTGAGAAGCCGAAGATTGTAGCGAAGACCAAATCGGTCAATTGGAAGTCATTCAGAACTGCGATTGAACGGGCAAACGATCCACAGGAGCCAGCATGACGGATGAGAAGCTAGCAGAACTTCACGCGACGGCGGCAGAACGCGCCGATAGTTTGATTGACAATCCAACAATTGCAGGTAGTCAGCCGTATGTGACTGAGCCGAAGCCTTACCATGCCGATGCTCTGACACCGGCGAATCATGTTGCCGGCAATATCATCTCGTTGAAAGTGGATGAGATTCCCGGCACGGTTGAGACTCCGATTGGTCCTGAAGTTCCATCTGCCGATGATCTTGATGCGGTTGTAGCCGATCCTTCGGTTGCTCCCGATGTAGTTATCACTGAACCACAGGAGCAGTCCAATGGCTGAATCGCTTTCACGTCTTCGCAACCCGCGCACCGATTCCCGTCCCGATGAACCCCGCGCTGCCGCACCAAACACCGAACCTCAGCCTGAGGGCGAACCGATGCATGAGGCGCTGGACAAGATGCATGAGCATGACCCAAGCTCCAAGCATATGATCGTCTCGCATGACGGCTACAGCGCTCACTCTGCTGGCATCGATGAGGACGGCAATCATGAGCCGGAATCAGGCGCTCACGATCACGAGAACCTTGAAGCCCTGAAAGACCACATGGGCAAGTTCTTTGATGAAGAGGAAGATGAAGGCAAGAAGGGCGACGAAGACGGCGAGGAGCCGGAAGAGAATCAGAGTCTTTACTAACCGGGCATCTGCCCAACATGGAGAATCAAATGCGTAATCTGTTTCGTTCCGTCGTATCCCTGATCGCTGTAGCCGGGTTGATCGGCGGAACAGCGTTTGCCCAGAACCGCACCTTTTATGCTGGCACTGCGAATGCCGCCGACTTTGCTTACGGTGGGCCTGCACTCTTCCCGATTGCATCTGCGCCGCCTGCTTTGCTGGTAGACGAGGCCGGTGGTCCTACGGCGATTGGAGTGGCAACGCTTTCGGTAGCCTTCGGACAGATTTCATTGGGGGATGGCACAGTCATTACTCCGCTGAATGTCAATGCTCCGGTACGAGTTGGCATCGGCGCGAATCAGGAAGTGGTTACGCCGACGGCGGTGAGCTGCTTCACCCCGCAGATTTACCAGTCCTGCACATTTACCGCGACGTTCACTCATCAGCATGGCACCGGCGATCCCGTTGCAAGCGGCTCATTCGGATTACAGGAAGCGGCCAACTGGCTGGAGGGACGTAACGGTGGGCTGGTGATTCTTAGTCCCGCATTCCTAAAGAATGCTGCGCTGACAACCAATGCGTCTGTGACGGCGTTCCTGCTGAATTACCTCTCCCCAGGTATCAACGTGACGGTGCTGAACTATTCTGGCATCGCCGGTGCTCTGTCCTACACCGCTGCGGTCAATGTGGCTTACGCTTCTACGACTCACGTAATCTACTAACCATGCCTTTTGATGAAGTGATGGGCAAATGGAAGGCCGGAAAGCTGAAGTCAGGCGGTTCCGGCCTTCCTGTGCGAAATCAAAAGCAAGCCGTTGCGATCATGCTCAGTGAGAAGCGCAAGGCAGATGCGGGCAATAGCGAGTATCAGTCCAAGGGCAGCATGATTTCGGCACGGAGGAAGCGATGAGTTTGTTGACAACGAAGAAGCGCAACAGTCTGCCCAATAGCACCTTCGCTGGGCCGGACAGGAGCTATCCAATACCCGATCCTAGCCATGCTCGAAATGCTCTTGCTCGCGCATCCGGCAAGTCGATAGAGCCTGAAATCCGCGCGAAGGTGCACAGTAAGTTTCCCGGCATCGGCGAAGGCAGCATGGTATCCAAGCGAAAGAAAGTCTAATGACCAACACTGCCGACATGACCCCGCAACAGAAGATCGAATTTCTGGAGGATCAAATCCAGAGCGTCAAGGATGGCCAGCAATCTGCGATCTTCTGTCCCTACTGCGGGACGAAGAATAGCCGCACGGATGCGAATCTATGCTGCAAGTTATTCTCTGAGGCAAGCGCAGCCATCCTGACTCGCATGGAACAGATTGAAGCGATGGAGTTTATGCAGCGGGCGCACGACAACGCAACTCGGCGTATACACTAAACGCATGGCGACTGCTCCTACTCTCGAAGAACCTACTGAGCCGAATGACGGCGATCAGTCAGTAGAAGACCATCCCGAGGAGATCCAAGACCCGGATGAGCCGCCAACGTATGGCGAGCGCAATTGCTATCTCCCCGAACAACTCAAGAATGCTCTGAAAGTGGCGCTCGAATCTTTGGGCGCAAAGGAGCTTTATGACCGACGCCGCGAAGTCATGCGTGACCGACGAAACCGCTACTACCGACGAGGATTCCAGCACATCTACGAGAACCGCCAGACAGGAATGTTTGCTGTCGGAGTGGCCGGAGAGTCTATCGCTGTTGGAAGCGGGTTTATCGAATGCCCGCAGTATATCGGTGATTACAACATCGTCAGACCTACTGAACTTGTTATTGAATCGGTACTCACCCAGAACCCTCCAGGCATCGACTTTCGACCCAACACTCAAGACACCGACGATTTAGAGGCTGCGAATACCGCAGAGATTTACCGAGAGTTCTTTGACCGCTCGAACGATTCACGAGGCATCCAACTCAAGATTGTGCAGATGATGTGCGAGTCTGGGCGCACGATTGTTTCAGTCAACACTGAGGCCAATGCACAGCTTTGGGGCATGAATGAAGAGGGCGAAGCAAAGCAGAACGAGACGGCGCACGTCTGGGGAACGCTTGAGAGTCGCGTCTTTCCATTGACAGCAGTTTGCCAGAGTGATCTTGATGCGGTGATTCTCTACAATGATCCCACAGTCAATTCAGCCAAGATGCAGTATCCTCACATCGCTAAGAAGATTCATGGCGAATCAGGGGGCATCTGTGAGAACGCTTACGAGCGCATAGCGCGGCTTGGAGTATTGCAGGGCACGAGACGTTACGCGCAGGTTGGCGACTCGCTGACGCACCTCTCAGTGCGTGCGAATTGCTATCTCAGACCATGCAACTTCCTCGATGAGAAGTTTGAAGATCCATACGAGCTATTCGCAGGCGATGAAGAGAATGACATTCCCCCGGATGAGCAGGAAGACAATGAAACTGAGGATGGGCAGCCGTTCACGGTCAAAGACAAACTGAATCAGCTATTCCCTGACGGACTGCATTGCGTGTTCATTGGCAAGCAGTACGCTGAGTCTTGGGCTGAGTCGATGGATGACGGTTTAGTGATCGGCTTCCCCTATGAAGGCGATGGCATGGCGCGGGAAGCGATCATGGATGATTCCATCGTGATTCAGGACTTCTTCAATGACATCATGAACTCGCTGCGGGAAGCTCAGGACTTGGGTTGGCCGAGAACTTATATTTCCGCCGAAGATGAAGAGTTCGATGCAATTCAGGATCAGCGGTCAGAACCTTATGCGTTTGCGATGAAGAAAGCTCGTCAAGGGCAGGCATTGAACGCTGATTTCTTCCGCGAACCTGATTTGGTACTTCCTCCCTCTCTGGTCACGCTTATGGAGTATCTTGCGGGGCCATTCCTGCAATTCGTGCTTGGGACTCCGCCGGCGTTGTTTGGCGCGTCGATGGAGGACCAGAAAACAGCCTCCGGATATGCTCAGGCGAAGAATCAGGCGATGGGCGTCAAGGGCATTCCGTGGATGTCAGTGCAGCAGATCATGGCACGGATGTATTACCTAGCTGCGCTCAAGGCATCGAAGAATCCCGACCATGCAGAGCAGATTCTTGTGCCGGTGAAGGGTCAGACACAGGTTTTGAAGCTCGAAAGACTGACGAAGGGTAAGTTTGGGGCATTCCCTGATGAAGATTCGAGTTTCCCCGAGTCAACCAGCGCAAAGCGTGCTCTTTTGCAGCAACTTCTCACGCTGGCATTGCAGAATCCTCAGATTTCGGCGCAAATCCTTGGCGATGTCTACAACTGGGAGATTATCACTCAGATATTTGGATTCAAAGAGCTTCAACTCATGGAAGCTGAGTCCGCGAAGAAGCAGATGCGCGAGATTGAGGAGCTTTTGGATTCTTCGCCTATTCCTCCGTCACCGGAAGAGGTGCAAGCCTTCGCCATGCAGCAACAGCAGATATTGCAGCAACATGCGCAGGCGGCTTTGATGGCGCAACAGCAAGGACAGCCTGAACCTCCCGCACCTACACCGCCGAAGATGATTGATCTTGGTAATGGGCAGCAATATCCCGAGGATTTGCTCAAACCATCGATTGAAGTTGACGATCTTGACTTCCACCAATGGGAAGGCCCATGCGGTCAGGATTGGCTGTCGACTGAGGCTTGCTGGCGCGAATTGAATGTTGGTAGACCTGGAGCAGATGGTACGCCGATGCCGAATGTTGCGGGAGTTGAGAACGTGAAACTGCACACGAAGGAGCATTTACAGCGGGCTGCTGCTATGATTCAGGCACAGCAGGCCGCGATGAGTGCTATAACGCCACCTAAGCCCGGACCGCCACAGCCTCCACAGGCTACAGCGGCTCCGCAGACGATGTAAGGAGAACGGAATGACAATTACAGATCAAATTGTCCAAGACTTTGACCCAACCGACGCAAATGCAAGTAGCGATGTAGCATTTGCAAGCGTAAAGGTTCTTCAGTATGTGGCTCGCGCATTGTGGGCAGAACATCATGGAATGAGGATGGGAAGGGATGATTCACGGGAGTTGGGTGTGGCATTGAATCATTTGGCCGCATCCCTTAGGTTGCTACCTTCCCGATGGAATGGCGCTGATTCCGATGCGCTCTATGCGCGATTATTGGCGGAAACTGGAATAGTGGAACCTAAGGAACCGCCCAAACGACCAACTATCGCAGAACTGGATGCGATTCTAAACTCAGGAGAAGACGCACCGATAATCATCAATCCTGATGGTTCGATAACAGCGTAAGGAGAAAGACCAATGCCCGAAGACGCACTGTTGGATGCACCTGAGGTAGACAATGTTGAGTCCGATGCTTCTGAATCTGTGCAGAATGATAGTTCTGGCACGGAAACGACGAATGAATCCTCTGCGAGTGAGACGACTGGCAAAGAGACTGATTCTGCCCCGGTAATCTCCGACGCGAACGGCCAACTCAAACTCTCCGAAGGCGCTCGCACTCAGCTCGACAAGATCAAGGCAGAGAATCCCAAACTGGCGCGTGAGATGCGGGCGGCTCTGTTCGACCGGCAAACACTTCTCAGCAAGGTTCCCGGCGGAGTCAAGGAAGCTCTGGCGACGATTGAGGCATACGAGGCTGAGGGCGGATCTGAAGCGGTGCAAGCGGTCAAGGCTGAGAATAAGCTTTGGCAGGACTTGGATGCGGACTTTCAGAAGGCAGACCCGAAGTTCGTTGCTGACATTGCTGAGGGTAACCCGGAAGCGTTTGCCAAACTTGCACCGTCAGTGATGAGCAAGTTTGCGGAGTTGAATCCCGAAGCATTCTCTTATCACGTCTCCAAAGTCTTCGCGCAGGACATGGCTGCGAATGATATCAAACTGACGATGCAACTCTTTCGGCGCGAGATTGAAGATCCTGATAATCCGGGCAAGGTAAAGGCAGGAATGAATGGGATTTCATCTCTCTACAATTCCCTGCAAAGCTACATTGATCGCGTCAATAACATGGCGAATACGCCTCCGAAGACGGATGCGAAGACCGCGGCGAATCCTACCGGCGCAACTGACCTCGATCAGCGCGAACAGAACATCACCATTTCAGAGTTTACGCAGGAAAAGGATCGGGCGCTTGATTCAGTCACTCGGTCGGAGTTCACGAAGAATCTCGGCACGCGCAAACTGACTGGCGAGAAGATTTCAACCGTGCGGGAGCTTTACGAGATTGGCTTGCGAAAGTTGCTTGCCACGATTCCCGGCCATACGGCTAAGGTAGAACGATTCCTCGCGGCGAAGGACAAGGCGGGCTATCGCAAGCACATGGAAGCGGCATACAAGGCAAAGGCACCGCTGGCGATGGCTCAGGCGTTCCGCAAGGCAGGGATAGGCGGTAAGCCGGGGCCGGTGGCGAAACAGCCAGCAAAGGCCGCTGCAACGACGGCAAAGGTTGCTCCTGCTACTGGGTTCACTCGTTCGGCTACCAAACCGGAACATAACTCAGTTGACTGGCAGCGGACGGGCGCAGCACGCAGAACATCAGCCGACAGCAACAAATACATCATGCGGGATGGTTCAAGAGTGCTTTACCAACGATAGGAGAGTGACGTGGACGAACGAATTGAAGGCGTTGTCTTCCTCCCGATAGGATTTGAGGCTCTGACGGTGATAGACGAAGCGGATTTGGTTACTATTTCAGGATGGAAACTGACCATTCACGTAGACCAAAATGGAAGACGTTATGTAGCTGCGCGAAGATATGTAGAAGGGCGTAGAGAGAGTGTCCCAGTGCATCGCTTGATTCTAGGTTTAGTCAAAGGCGATGATCATGTAGCTGATCACATTGACGGCGATGGACTAAATAATTGCCGTGCGAATCTTCGGATAGCCACAAGATCCAACAACATGTGGAATCGCAAACCAAATCGCATCAGTACGTCTCAATTCAAAGGGGTTGGATTCTATCCAAGCAAGAACTGTTGGCGATCCCGAATCAAGGCAAACGGAAAAGTGAAGCATATTGGATATTTTACGAGCGAGATAGATGCTGCTAAGGCATATGACATTATTGCTGGAGAACTTCACGGAGAATTTGCCTTATTGAATTTTCCGGTAGTGAAAGGGATAACATGGACGAGCGTATAACTGGTGTAGTTCGATGGTTTGATCCGGCGAAAGGCTATGGATTTTTAGCTTCTGATCGCGGCGGAAAGGACGTATTTTGTCATCATTCCGCCATCAAGATGGACGGATACAAGACGCTGAATGAAGGTGACAAGGTGACATTCTCGGTCATATCCGGCGCGAAGGGTCCACAGGCCGACGCGGTGCTTGTGGTATAGTAATGTCAATTCGTTAGGCAGAACTGATTACCGGACGGTGATCGACTACGAAGACAAGGTAATGGAAAGTATCACCATGAAGTTTGCAACAGCATCGCACTGAGACCCTGACTCGTAAAACAGGTGCAGCGATGCCCAGCGGCTAAATGATGACAGACTCAAAAATTCATTTGAGAGGTCACATTTATGCCAGCAGGTCAGAATGCCAACACCGTAGCGTCCCAACGCGAGTATCTTCGCGATAAACTTGAAGAGACTTTCCTCCTTTCGAGCGTTCTCTGGAGCAGGATTCAAGCGAGAACGGA